CAGGTCAACAGAATTTTCGGGTAACGACCGGATAAATTCCAGGCAGTCGGCGTTGATTAACTCACAACTGGATATTTTTACAGCATTAAGCATGGATCATTAAGCCTGTCTCTGATAGGCTCATTCTGCTTTTGCGCAAAGCAGTGGGCCTGAGGTTTGCTTGTGAACCCAACGCATGAGCAGATGGCTGGTGGGTGCCCCTAACACCCACCAGCCGCCCATTTACCACAAATAAAAAAGCCTTCACTGCGGAAGGCGTCTGTAACAACCGAACTGATAGTCTGCCAGACCCGCCATAACCAGCTGGGTCAGTATTAACTGGCAGCGTTCGCGTGAAAGGTAAGTATTCTGCGCTATCTCCCCGACTGTCGCCGGTTCGGTAACGCTTAATTCATTAAACACCACTCTGGCGGTTTCTGTCATATCCTGCTGTTTTAGCATGTCTTTTCCTTTTCCGGTTAACGTGACACACCAATAACTCTTGTCGAAAAAGCCAGCAAGCTGAAAGACAGGTATTCACCGCCACCAGCGCGTTTACTGTACTGACGCGATTTCAGTCATAAAAAACCCGCTCGGCGGCGGGTTGTAGAAACTCTTCTAACGTCAGGCATAAAACGCCCATCGTTATGACGAATTTACCACAGATTCCGGAAAAATCAACCTAGTTACCTTTTTTAACTGCCGCTCAGCCCATGCTTCTTCAATATCAAACCGGGTCACCAGCGCATCATAGAATTTCTTAACTGTTTTTTCCCATGACGCGCGTGTTATCTGGTTTGTCACCTCGCATATAGCATTAAATGCCTCCGTTGATGGTAGTCTTTCATAGCCACGACCACCACAACGCTGGCAGTCTCTGATAACAGGCATACCACGTTTTACCGACTCTTCACGATGAATGGCGACACCACGCCCACGGCAATCCTTACAGGCGGTGGAAACCTCACCCTTTCCGCCACACTCCGGACAGGCAACTTTTACCACCTCCCTGACTTTTTTCCATTCTTCCCAGTAAGACGGATACACACCTTTCGTACACTTTGCCCATACCGGCGGCTTACCATCCGGATACTGGACCTTGTTTGTAAAAACTACGCTTTCAATAAATTTTTCCCCATAGCAACAAGGGCACTGCTTTTTACTCGCTGCGCTGCGGGCATAATCCTCAAAAGCGTACGAAGCCATAATGCGCATCACTACCGGTTTTATTTCTGCCGGAAGTTTTCTCAACGCCGCCACACGATCGCACCGACTGAGTGCATAATCTGCCAGTAATTCTGTTGCCCGCGCCCTGTCATTCATACTGATGCCCATTTTCCCCAGGAACGCAGAAAACCCCATCTCAGCCCGATTCTGTGTCATGCCCTGCGCGGCCATCACATCAGTGATACTCAGCGCATCTTTTGACGTTGAGGCCGATGCATCGGTCAGGCAAGGGGATTTTGGGGAGTAGTATTTCGGTAAATCTTCCAGTTTCATTTTTTGACCTGCTCTTCATGCATTATGGGGTAAATCTTCACCCCCAGACGTCCACCAGATACTGGCTGACCACGAACGATATTGATTTCATCAAACTGCTCATCGTCCATTAACACTCCCGCATGTGTCAGTGCATCCAGTGGTGCTTTCAGGATATTGTCCAGGTCACGACGGCGCTTATCCGGTGGCTCTGCAATAATCTTTATCGCCAGTCTTCCGGACAGGCTTAATTTCAGTCGCTGCTGACGGACAATAAGCGCCACATCCCGGCGATAACGCTCACCGGCTTTTGATACAAAATATGTGTTGTCACGACGTCGCCAGTAAGTATTCACCGTCGGCGGATAAGGTAAAATAAACTCATGGCGCATCAGCGCAGCACCTCCTGCACCAGTTTTTCAAACTTTCCGACTCTGGTTTCCAGCTCTGCCACACAGTCCACCAGCTCATCTACTGCTTTCTGTGCGCGATGNAATTTCTTAACTGTTTTTTCCCATGACGCGCGTGTTATCTGGTTTGTCACCTCGCATATAGCATTAAATGCCTCCGTTGATGGTAGTCTTTCATAGCCACGACCACCACAACGCTGGCAGTCTCTGATAACAGGCATACCACGTTTTACCGACTCTTCACGATGAATGGCGACACCACGCCCACGGCAATCCTTACAGGCGGTGGAAACCTCACCCTTTCCGCCACACTCCGGACAGGCAACTTTTACCACCTCCCTGACTTTTTTCCATTCTTCCCAGTAAGACGGATACACACCTTTCGTACACTTTGCCCATACCGGCGGCTTACCATCCGGATACTGGATCTTGTTTGTAAAAACCTCGCTTTCAATAAATTTTTTTCCGTGACAGCAGGGGCACTGTTTTTTGCTCGCCGCGCTACGGGCATAATCTTCAAACGCATACGAAGCCATAATACGCATCACTGCCGGTTTTATTTCTGCCGGGAGTTTTCTTAACGCCGCCACGCGATCACACCGACTGAGTGCATATTCTGTCAGCAATTCTGTTGCCCGCTCTCTGTCATTCATACTAATGCCCATTTTCCCAAGGAACGCAGAAACCCCCATCTCAGCCCGATTCTGTGTCATGCCCTGCGCGGCCATCACATCAGTGATACTCAGCGCATCTTTTGACGTTGAGGCCGATGCATCGGTCAGGCAAGGGGATTTTGGGGAGTAGTATTTCGGTAAATCTTCCAGTTTCATTTTTTGACCTGCTCTTCATGCATTATGGGGTAAATCTTCACCCCCAGACGTCCACCAGATACTGGCTGACCACGAACGATATTGATTTCATCAAACTGCTCATCGTCCATTAACACTCCCGCATGTGTCAGTGCATCCAGTGGTGCTTTCAGGATATTGTCCAGGTCACGACGGCGCTTATCCGGTGGCTCTGCAATAATCTTTATCGCCAGTCTTCCGGACAGGCTTAATTTCAGTCGCTGCTGACGGACAATAAGCGCCACATCCCGGCGATAACGCTCACCGGCTTTTGATACAAAATATGTGTTGTCACGACGTCGCCAGTAAGTATTCACCGTCGGCGGATAAGGTAAAATAAACTCATGGCGCATCAGCGCAGCACCTCCTGCACCAGTTTTTCAAACTTTCCGACTCTGGTTTCCAGCTCTGCCACACAGTCCACCAGCTCATCTACTGCTTTCTGTGCGCGATGCTTCGCCTGCATCAGTTCCCGAAGCGCGGGTACCATATCTTTACGGATAGCGTCTTTTGTTATGCCCGTTTTTTCGAGTTGTTCAGCATGACGCAGCATTTCCTGCGCGTGTTTACGCAATTGTTCAGGGGTAAAAGTCATTGTCTGGTTGTTCAAAAGAAACGCTCCATCTTACTGCTGTCAGTTCGTTTATTACTGTATCTGCGCGGATTGCCGGGCTTCATGGGAGTGGAAAGCACCCGTGCACTTTCCTGGTCCACAGGCAGAAAATGTCCGTAGACTGGCCCCCTGAATCTCCAGACAACCAGTATCACTTAAATAAGTGATAGTCTTAATACTAGTTTTTAGACTAGTCATTGGAGTACAGATGATTGATGTCTTAGGGCCGGAGAAACGCAGACGGCGTACCACACAGGAAAAGATCGCAATTGTTCAGCAGAGCTTTGAACCGGGGATGACGGTCTCCCTCGTTGCCCGGCAACATGGTGTAGCAGCCAGCCAGTTATTTCTCTGGCGTAAGCAATACCAGGAAGGAAGTCTTACTGCTGTCGCCGCCGGAGAACAGGTTGTTCCTGCCTCTGAACTTGCTGCCGCCATGAAGCAGATTAAAGAACTCCAGCGCCTGCTCGGCAAGAAAACGATGGAAAATGAACTCCTCAAAGAAGCCGTTGAATATGGACGGGCAAAAAAGTGGATAGCGCACGCGCCCTTATTGCCCGGGGATGGGGAGTAAGCTTAGTCAGCCGTTGTCTCCGGGTGTCGCGTGCGCAGTTGCACGTCATTCTCAGACGAACCGATGACTGGATGGATGGCCGCCGCAGTCGTCACACTGATGATACGGATGTGCTTCTCCGTATACACCATGTTATCGGAGAGCTGCCCACGTATGGTTATCGTCGGGTATGGGCGCTGCTTCGCAGACAGGCAGAACTTGATGGTATGCCTGCGATCAATGCCAAACGTGTTTACCGGATCATGCGCCAGAATGCGCTGTTGCTTGAGCGAAAACCTGCTGTACCGCCATCGAAACGGGCACATACAGGCAGAGTGGCCGTGAAAGAAAGCAATCAGCGATGGTGCTCTGACGGGTTCGAGTTNCACCGACTGAGTGCATATTCTGTCAGCAATTCTGTTGCCCGCTCTCTGTCATTCATACTAATGCCCATTTTCCCAAGGAACGCAGAAACCCCCATCTCAGCCCGATTCTGTGTCATGCCCTGCGCGGCCATCACATCAGTGATACTCAGCGCATCTTTCGACGTTGAGGCCGATGCATCAGTCAGGCCGGGGGATTTTGGGGAGTAGTATTTCGGTAAATCTTCCAGTTTCATTTTTTGACCTGCCCTTCAAGCATTATGGGATAAATCTTCACCCCCAGACGTCCACCAGATACTGGCTGAGCACGAACGATATTGATTTCATCAAACTGCTCATCGTCCATTAGCAACCCCGCATGCGTCAGCGCATCCAGCGGCGCTTTCAGAATATTGTCCAGGTCACGGCGGCGCTTATCCGGTGGTTCTGCAATAATTTTTATTGCCAACCTTCCGGACAGGCTTAATTTCAGCCGCTGCTGGCGAACAATAAGCGCCACTGCCCGGCGATAACGCTCCCCGGCTTTTGATACAAAATATGTGCTGCCACGACGACGCCAGTAAGTGTTCACCGTCGGCGGGTAAGGTAAAACAAATTCTATGCGCTCGGTCATTTATGCTTTCCACTTCAGAACACCCGAATTTCTCGCGTGCATTAAAAAACGAATCAGCAACAACAGCTGACTGCCGTGTTTCTCTTCAAAATCTTTTACTCCGGCATGTAGTTCGTTACGGCATTTACGGCATAACGGAATAACAAACAAATCATCAGCCTTTGTTCCCATCCCTCCCAGTCCATGACCAATGATGTGATGCGGATCATCTGCCTGATTGCCACACGTCATGCATTTCTGCGTTTTTACCCAGCGCGTGTATACAGGCATCTCTTCCCGTTGTGATTTCTGGCGCTGGAGATACTGAGCCGGTGACTCCGGATCAACGGCAATGCTGACCACCGTCTTTTCCTGTGGTGGGTTCTGTTGCTGGTGGACGTGAGGCAGTAACGCAATATTTTTTGTGCGCTGCTTCAGTATGCTGGTGGCTGTCTGCTCTCCCGGTATGATGTCGCTTTCACTGTACACAGAGCGAATTTTTTCCGCACGCAACCCCAGCGAACGACGTAATACCGCTTCCGGTAGCGCGTCCGCCACCTGATTGCGGACCGCCCACCAGGATAATTCAGCCAGAGATAATTCACGCTCCTGCGTACCGCTTATTGCGTGACCGATGACGTCAATCATCCATGCTGACAGGTTTTGATGAGCAAGTTGCTCGAGTGATTCGGATGTCTGGTCACGCAGCTGGTTGTCGCAGTGCCAGCACAACACCATTGCGCCGGTACCATAACGGTGAATGACGGTTTCGCTGTGATGATAATCGCCGTGTGGCCACTGGCAGGATTTAATATGGCGCAACAGCCAGTCAGACAATGCACCAGCACCACCAGCAGCACGAATCACCCGTGCGTTACTGAAAAACGGCAGCAATGTTTTGTCTTCCACCAGCGGCTGGCGAGCGGCAGGAACGACCCCGGACGGCAGATTACGCATGCTTTTTGGTTCCGGCTCCACCAGTATTCTGCCGTTATGGAATGCTGACATTGATTCACGGCCTGGCTTAACGATAACCAGACCGAGTTCCGGTACCAGAACAGGTCGAAGTAATACCCGCACATTACCTCCAGATCCGTTGCTGGAATGTGCGGGACGGACGCGTTGGCCGTTCGGAGTAAGGGAGCCTGACGGAGATTATCCAGTGACGGTAGTCGAGGCTAAGGGCTTTTTTAACCTCGCATCCGCGCCTGCGGTAACACTGAATGAGCCATTCGGCCTGTTCTTCAGTGCATGGGGGATGCTGGTACCAATCAGATTTAAATGCGTGAGAGCGCCGCCCGTGCCTGCTGGCAAAGACGGCTGAATTATCAGAATTGTGTAGTCTGGAATTTTGCGCCATCGGCTTTCTCCGGTGGCACAGTGTTACTCAACAGGGGTTCAGCCCTGCGCTGAATTGTAGATGAATTCACTCATCTTCAAAAGCAGAAAAACCAGCCTTAATCCCAGCTTCTTTCAGAGACGGCAACGATGTGACAAATTCATTTGCACGCGAAATAAAACCATCCGTCACAAGCCCATCCACAAAATGAATTAACGCAGCTCCACTCTTCCTTTGTTGAGACTGTAAACATTTAATACGGCAGTGGCTGACAATAGCGCCATTCTCAACGCGCACAGTATAGAGGCCATCTTCACTAAAAATTTCACGTAATTCTTCGATTTTCATCAACAGAATCCTTCCAGATAAATAGCACTCCCCTGTTCGGGGTCCATCCCTCTTCTCCCTGCGCGCTACTTAAGTATTTTTGATTCTATTCCGGCACCATCTAAAACTTCAAACGCGTTGAAAATAAAAACAAAAACCCGCCGAAGCGGGTTAAGTGTGGGTGCATTGAGGATGCCTGACCCATCAGAGGTGGCGAGGGATTTCTCCCCCGCCTGGTCTCTTACTCCTCAGGTTCGTAAGCTGTGAAGACAGCGACCTCCGTCTGGCCGGTTCGAATTCGTACCTCGCAGAGGTCTTTCCTCGTTACCAGTGCCGTCACTATGACGGTTAAACAGATGACGATCAGGGCGATTAACATCGCCTTTTGCTGCTTCATAGCCTGCTTCTCCTTGCCTTTCGGCACGTAAGAGGCTAACCTAGATTTGCCGTTCATAGATTGAGCCTCAGATTAATGTTAAGCGTCTTGCCGGACGCGTAATGTTAACTGGGGCTTTTCTCTATCTGCCTTTTGGTGTTCATGCCTGAGACAGATAGCCTCAAGCACCCGCTGCAATTCTACTTAACTCTCCTTTTCCCGCAAACCGTTTTTATCCCCAGCGGCAAATCGAATACACCACCAGCGCCACCGCCATCGCAATTCCTACCGTTGTTAATGCTTCAGGCCAGGTCATCGTAAAATATCCTCCACGCTTATCAGTCCGTTCCGCTCCAGATAACTCATCGCCTTATCCGGTAATTTGCAGTCTGGCTTCGCTTTTCTCAGTTGCCAGGTTAACTGCTTTACCAGCATGGTTAACTCATCGACCAGACGCTGATATCCCACTGGTTTGTATTCATGCAATTTACCGGCTGGCTCTGCTGCCAGCGATACCAGTGCGATTTCCAGAACAGCAATATCCATCTTATATGTGCGGATGATGTCATGGTCGATTGTGCCCGGTATGCACAGTCTCTGTGCTTCAATAGTCTCCTCTGCGTGAGCTATTAACTGCTCTCTGGTAAAAGTCGTCATGCCGTAGCCCCTTCTTGATATTTTTCAAACCAGAACACAACCGGCTCTGCTTCCAGCGATGCCAGCGCAATCCGTGCCAGTTCCATTTGTTCACCACGGGTAAGCCCGTTTTCAAGCGGGTTTTTAATGAACAATTCAATACGTTCTTTGGTAATAGTGGTCATGTGTTACTCCTTAACCCGCAGTGCTTTCAACTGATGAGGGGAACAAAATCTTTTCATCAAACCCTGCATTCATATCATGAACAGCAACACACCAATCCATCGACGAACGATTATCAAGAGCCTCCATGATTTCATCCATGCGGCGTAGGTCATACAGGTAAATGCTTTTATCGCCAATGGTGTAAAAGCCAATTTTTTTCGGTGATGGATGAGGTGTACTGGCAATAGCGGACACTACCATTTGTTCTTTTTTTAA